CTCTTCTTTTAACCTTCTAACATAATCAAAGTGTAATGGATATTCTTTTACAAATTTATCTATCAGCACTTTACACATAACTTATTCTTCAAACCAACTATTTGGAATTTCCTTATCAGCATATTTAAATCCATGCTTTTCACACCAATCTCCATAGGTGGTTTTGGATTTTTTACTAATTTTGTTTTTTGAGTTGGAAAATACGAAACGAATATCTAAATTAGAATTTTGTTCCTTTACCAATAGGTGTTTTTTCCTATCTGCAAGGACAAATCTACCTTTAGTTTCTACTCTTATTCCATTTGGTAACTTAAAATCAGGATAGTAAGTATGTTCAGAAGCAGGTATAGTATAAGATACCTGTTCGGTTTCATATTCAACCTTAATTCCTTTACCTTTGATTTGATTTGAAATATTTTCTTCAAGACCGGATTTAAAACCATATTTCCTAGCAACCCATTTAGAGTTGGTCTTTTTTGTAACTTTTTTCTTAGCCATTAAAAATTATTTCTTTACAGAATCCGAATATTTTTTGCCACTAATTTCTCCACCTCTACCTGTTTTGAATTTAGCCGCAGTTAATACTTGGTCATCTACTTTCTTTAAATCATTAGTGGTGTATGGAGTTTTTGCATTAACTCCTGCTTCGAATGAAATTTTATCAACACCTAATGATGCTTGTGCTGCTTTGTATAATTCTAAAATTTTTGCCATGATTTGTATTATTTAGTATAAATATAAGATTAAGTATCAAAACGAACAATAAAGTTTACAGGTAATTCCGGGTCTGATTTAATTGGTTGTGGTAATTTTGCTACTGCAACTAAATCACAATTATCATCGTATAACCCTATCGTTGTAATAAATGGTGCTAAGAATGAACCTGTTGAATCTACCGAACTACTTGCTTCCCAATGTTCAAATCCGGCTTTCGCACTTCCCGTAGTTCCGCTAAATCTATAATCTAAAATATCCCCATTTTCTAATACGGATTTTTTACGAATATATTTTACGCCAGGGTTTGTTGTAACTTTTCTAACTACACCATCGGAATCAACGTATGTAGATGTTTCTTTGCCAACAACTTCTACTGCTGATGGGTTTTGTGAAACATTGAATTCATCCGGTTGAACTATTAATAAAAATTCATTTTCATAAATAGTTTCGGTTGATTTATAATCTAAAGTCCAACCACTATTTAATCTATTTGCCGCATCTCTAGTTAATACTATTAAACCCTGTGTATAGAATACGTTACCTATTTTTATACCTTGCGCTGCTTCAGGTAAAAATGGTAAATCATCTGCAACCAATATGCCAGATTCTACATCATACGATACTAATTGTTGAGAGTATTCATCTCCACTATATACAATTCTTATTTCCTCATTTTCAATATCTACAAATACAGTTGCTGGATATGGTGATGATGCACTATATACGTTATTAATATAATCGGTAAAATTAACTTCGTTTGTTTGATTATCTATTAAAGATAAAATTATACTATCTCTTGGGTCTTGTATATTTCCATAACCATCATCAACATAAGTTGTAGATGAATCTACTAATGTAACTGAAAACTTTTTTATTCCTTCACCTACTGCTATTTGTGGAATACTGATTACTTTTGCATAATCTTCAAAATATCTTTCTTTTGCAATAGTAGATGTTTCGTAATTGCTACTTTTTGCACCAAATCTTAAAAATGGGTTATCTTCATTTCCATTATAAAATTGTGCTCTTAATTGTCCGTGTATGGAATTTTTTGGATATAAGCCAGATAAATTCGTAGAAGTTAAATCAGCTTCTAATACGGTAATTTGAGTAGAACCACTTTCATAACTCCATTCTTTGTAAGCTTTGAAAGGTCTAATACTAATATCTGATTTTGGTATTCTTTTTAACATATCACATATAAATATCTTTTTAACTAAAAACCCAACTTTTTAGGGTTGGGTTTCGTAGTCCGTTATAAGTTACTCTCTGATTAAAAATCTAATTTAACTTTAATTGCAACTTCTTTATCAAATGATTTTTCAATTGGTTTAGATACTTTTGCTACTGCTAATAATTCGTTTGCATCATCATAAAGACCTACAGTAGTAATATATACTTTAGGGTCTCTTTCAAATGTTACATTTTTAAATGCTCCAACCGAACCAGTCACAAACGTTGGATTATTTGAAAAATTAAATTCTCTATTATTGGCTCTCACAAAGTAATGAGATGTAGAAACGTTTTCAGTTCTACGAGCTTGGAAATCTGCTCCTTTTTTCAATGCATCAAATAAATTGTGCATATTAGATACGTTACTGTATGTATTAGCCGCTGATGATGAAACAAATGTTGTTCCAACTGATGCACTAATAGCCGATGGATTTAAAATGAAAATACCTGCATCTGGATAAAATAATCCCCATCCTTGTCCATTTGATGCTGTTACCGAACTAATTGTACCTTCGTTGTTAGTACCAATATTCAATGCACCACTTACCATATTAAATACTCTACCACTTGAACCAACGGTTTCAGTTTGGCCAGAATCATCTATTAGGGTTACTAGACCATTAGAACCCGATAGGTCGATTTGTATGTTACCTGGGTCTAATTTTTCTTTGTATCTAGCTCTATTAATGTTTAATGCGTAAAAATGCTCTAAATCATATCCACCTTCGGTAGAACCATTATAAACACTAAAGTAAGTATCACCGCCATCTAACAATAAGTTTCTCAATTGAGAATAGATGGCTTTAGTTGGTACAGTAGAAGTATCCGTTTGGGATAGTGTTGGTGCACCACCACCACTAATATGTGCATATGCTATTGAAAACTGCACTTCTGCTGCATCAGATGATGTTACTTCATTATATACATCCAAATAATATTTACCACTTACTGATGAGCTTTGTTCTGATGAAGAGAAAAATGTTTCTAAAGAACCCACATCACCACTCCAAATACCTGAAGTTACAACTTCGGTTCTATTAGTTACTTTATCAATAGCGCCAAACTTTTTGTAAATACCATTTGTTACGGTAGTTACATCGGCACTAATTTGTTCACCTTGTCCTAAGAATTGGTTTACAATGTTTACTAATTCGTTTGTATCGATAGGAGTTCCTGCGGTGTTAGCTGCACCTGCTAAGTATTGTGATAAATTACTTGCTAAAAGGGCTCCTCTATTATCTCTAATTACTGCCATAGTTTATATTATTGAACGTATGTTACTGTTACTGGTATTGTTTGTGAACCACCCGTTTCGTTACCATAAACAGTTATAGTTGTTTTGATAGTCGAAGTTAAAGATGGGTTTGGAATAAATTTAAAAGTTAATCCCTTTGCAACTGCTGCTGTTGCTGATACATCATCACCAATAAAAATAGGTACAGTACCAACATCTGCAGTTACACCTTCACCTACAATATCACCAGCGTTTTTATTTGCTAATACAATTGTATATCCTAATCTTCTATTTCCGGCAGGAGATGTAGTTGGAGATAATGAAACCTCACCACTTCTTTGGTTAACTGCTACGTTAGGAACACCAAATTCTACAACCGGTATTCTTGTAGTATTCTTTGGAAGGGTAACGATTTTATATTTCATCACCTGAGTCTCATCAGGAGATGCTTCTAATACAGGCATATTTTTGATTGCTGCATCATAATATGCCGAACCCAACGGGTGTGCTGGCTCATATAAGGAGTAATCAATCTCATCATCTGCTAAAGCAAATTGAGTAATATTTAAACCCAAACCTGCTGCTAATTTTTCTCTACCTTTTTTAGTAAGAATTGCATCAACTGTCAATTCATTATTACTTAAATATCCCATAGTTTTTTAATTATCTTTGTTTATAAATATAAATATTTTAAAATTCCGTTATTCCACTTCTAATATAGGTTCACTTGCATCTCTACCTGCTTTGTTAACTCTTAATGTGTTTGGATTCGTTAAGAATGTTTCAACAGGCGGTGTACCATCTAATGTAGTGGCTCTGGTGTTTTTACAACCCTTAAAAAATGAATTTTGTAATCCTCTAGTCAAATCAGTTGTGTTTCTGTAATGTGTTGGTAAGTATCCATCTACTGGTATCACTTCTATATTTACATTTGAAGATGTAAATTGATTTGAGCCAGAAAATGGTTGAACGTTTACATATGATTCATAATATACGGATGATGTTAATTCAAATCCACCTCTTTCATCTCCTCTACCATTTGCATTTAAAACTTTGTATTTAAGAACTTCTCTTGTTTTCTTTTCTTTTACAACTTGTATTCTAATTCTTTCTTTTTTAAGATTACCATCTTTATCGTAGTAAGTTCTAATAGCAGAACCACTTTGAGCAAAAATACCAAATCCTAAAGTTTCGAAATCATTTTGTCCAACAATAGTATTTGCATCTATTAAATCAATTTCTGTCAATATAGTTGGTTCTTCAAACTTAGCATCTATACTTGCTGTGTGTTGATAAGAATTACCCTCTGCTAAAGTAAAAGTTGTTGTATTGATTAATGAATCATACTGATAATTTTCGCCCTCTATAATTTCTGCTGATGCTGATTCTATTAATGCTAAATATTGATTATTTTCACCATTCAAAAAATATTCAGTTGTAGTATCTAATGTAACCTCTTTTTGAATATTTTCTGCGGAAAGTAGTTCATCACCATATTCTATTATAGATTCATATTCATTATATTCACCATTTGGTTTTATATATTGATGTTTACTTCTTTCTAAAATATGTGGTTCAATTAATAAACCGGTAGTTGCTTTAACTCTGGCTGGCAACATCTTCTTAATATCTTCAAACATTGATTTCTCATATAGTTTGATTAAGTTAATGTATGCGTAAATATCTCTATCATCAAATCTTTTGAAATAATAGTTTCTCAATCTATCTAAGCTCTTATAACTGCTTTTATATCTATCTGATGGGTCACCAATGTAGTTATCTAAATTAATTCCACCAAATGATTTAGCAATATCAATATTTAACTCTTTTGTAGGAGAGAAGAATAAACCAACTCTATTCGAATCGGTAGGTGCTTGGTCAAATGCTTTTTTAGTTGCTCTGCTCTTACATGATAAATCTGAAACCAGTGTTTGTTCTTCAAATCTCACTTTATTAGTTGAATAACGAGATGACCCCATATCAGGTACTTCTAACACAACGCTTCTATCTATTGCTTCAAATTGATATGGATATGTTGCAGCTGGATTAAATCCACTAACACTTGCTGAAAATGAAGCTGATGGGTTTAGTGAATATAAATCAGTAGAACTACCACTTTCATAATTAGTTCTATCAGAACCTTCTCCGAAGTAAATATTTGTATCTACGTTTGGTAAAGTTTGAAATACTGATAAATCTTTTGGATATTCAAAATCTAGTCTAAAGTGTAAATCATCAGTAGATGCCGATATATGATTACCATTAATCATTTCAGGAAAAGAAACGTGCTCATAGAACCTTTCTTTGTTTAATGGTGTAGACCATAAACGAAACTCATCAACTGAACCCGTAAAATCATTACCAAATTTTAATTCATATCCATTATTCCAATTCGAATTAGTTGCTAAAACACTTATTGTTTTTGAATCTTCAAATATGGTTCTATCTTTGTCTGCTTGTCTTAAATTTAATTCAAAATTATGATAACTTGAACTAACTTCTCTACTAACTTCTACGCCAAAAAATCTACCATTAAATATCGGTAATAGTGATGATGATATAGCGTTTGAGCCCGAATAGTTTAATATTACTCTACCATAGTTTTGATTAGCCGAACCACTTACATGTACTCCCCAACCACTTCCAGATACAATATTATATTCTCCTGCTTCAGATGGTTTTACAAAAAATTCTATCGTATCGGGTTTTCTATTTTGATTTGTATTCCACCAATCAATGGAAATGTATGAACCATTATTCATACGCAAACCATAAGTAAGGTTATCAAATACTAATTTAGATTTTGTAACTTCACCTACTTCCGGTCCACCGAATTCTAATATAGAAAGATTTGATGAAGGAATACCATAGCAACTCAATAGTGCGTAAATACCTCTACGAGTTCCTTTGTGTTTTAGTAAGTAAGGTAAATTATTTACAATCCTTCTCCAAACTTCATATGTTCTTTGTTTAGCAGGATTTTCGTTTTTGACATTACCATCTACATCTATACCAAACGCATATTCCCAAAGTTTAGAATCTGCTGCAAGATTTTTTGCATCCCAATTAAATGATTTAAGAATATCAAATAATAATTTATCAGATATACCATCTTTTGATTTATATCCTAATCCTCTACTCTTTTCAATTGCTTTTGTATGAAAGTATATATTATCAAAGTGCTGACCAATCATTGTGAAGAATAATATAAATTGGTCGTTATTTTCATTATTTACAATGTATTCTGGTATATTATTTAAAACGTAGTTTTGGTTTTCTATATCAAAATCTTCTGCTAAATCTATAACATTATCAAGCCAATTTTGTACTTCATTTGATGTACTTAATCTTCTTTCAGTTCCATTATAAGGCCATCCCATTGAAGATGATTCATATAGGAATTTTTCAAACCCATCAAATCCAGCGATTAATAAATCTTTTTTAAATTGTTGTCTTTGTATTTCATTTTGTTCTGCAATGGAACCAGCTCCATTTGATGAGCTATCTATCAATGTTTCATATGCTTCTATTAATTTTACTTTGTAATCAAAATTTAAAACTCTTTCTTTTGCTGAAC